GTGTAAAACTAACACTATCAAAACTCATATTATCTAAAGGTACTTCTGCTCCTTCACTAACTTCTCGAACATCCATTGTGTTTGGAGATTCTAAGTCTAAGTACATAGTACTTCCCTTAAATTCACTTGGTCCAATTACGAATGCCGCCATTTCTCGAGGAATCAAGTTCTTCTCTGCTTCTTCAATTACTTTTGGTAAAATTAGTTGCGGAATAAGTGCTTGTCCTGCTGTTCCGTCAGCTCTAGTAATATACTCGTTTAATTTAGTCATTGCCATTTACAAGTTTAGATTAATAAGCGAATAAAGTGCTGTTCCAGATGCTGATGTTGTTAAAGCTCGTCCGATTGGAGTGTCATTTAAGATTCCTGTTCCAGATTCTGTCCCTCTATGATTCATTACACAACCCGATTCGTTATGTGTAACTAAACATCCACCAGATACAATTTGTCCTGCTGCACAAAGGTATGCTCCTCTTGTTGCTATTGTGACCCACTCATCTGAACCTGCATTGTTAATTGCAAGACCATTACAAAGTTCACTACTAACTGCTCCGAATGCTGTTAAATCACTAGATTGGAAAGATTCTGCGCCTGATACTACTAATGCTGTTCCTGAAAAACATACCCATTGTCCACCTGAAATTACTTCAAGTGCTTTTGCTGTAATCGTTCTAGGTACTCCGCCATCTAAGATAGCTTGTGCGCCTAATGGATTACTTAAAACTAATGCTGTTGCCATTAATATACGTATGACTTCCTCTGAATTCCAATTGAATTATGTCCTTCTACAAAGGTATAATCCCCTTTTTCTTCAACTTCTTCTTCCTCTACTTCTTCCTCTTCTTCTGCATCTTCTTCTGCCTCTACCTCTACCTCTGCTTCTTTTTCTACAGGTGCTTCAGTTTCGTCTGCGTCCGCTTCCATGATTGCTAGTTTCTTTTTCTTAGATTTGATTCGTAATTTTGCAATTTTCTCATCAATAACCTTTTCTTCTTCGCTAACTTCTGGTACTTCCTCAGTTTTAGTTTCCTCTTCAGTAGATTCTTCTTCAGTTGTTTTTTCTTCTTCTGTCATATTATCCCCCCTTTCAGTTTTTGTTGAATTCTCTTTAATTGAGTGTAATTTGTAGGCATTGTTTAATGCTACTTGAAATGTTGCTCCGCCATCTGCTGGAACTGCGACTAAACTTAATTCTTTAAATTGAATGTTGTGTGGAATAATGTCTCCATCTTCTGTTTCTTCTATATCTTCCGGTCTTACATGAGCACCTACACTAACAGAGTTGAGTAATTTATCTCTGATTAGTTGTTTCATTTTATTGTCTTTTACTATTGCGTTAAAAGGAATATTTCTTAATGATTCATCCCAATGTGCTACTTGTACTTTTCCGACTATAGAATCTACAGAATTATTATGGTCTTTTAGTAAAGGTACACCTATTAGTGTGTTTGCTGCTTTACTTAATTCTTCCGCAACAAACTTATGTCCATTAGAAGTAGTGGTCTCATTTATGGCAATTCCATTTATTGTAAAGTCACCATCTAATTCTGCACTAGATTGAATTGGTACAAAGTACTCTAACATTAAACCTTCCATTTTAAACTACCTACTTATTATATTATGTAGAAAAGAGTTTAAGTATATTGATTTATCTTATATATATTAATCAATTCTGAGAATTATCGTAGTTTCTGCGTTATTTGGACCGCTTACTCTAATATCGAGAGACTCATCTAACTTAAATTTATCAAATTGGTCAGTTACTATTATGTTTGAAATAGGTCCTTGTAATACAGCCCTTGGAGCAAAGTAATTAATTCCTTTTAATTGAGGATTATGAAATATTAAATAACCAAGACTACTTGTTATTGTAACTGAAATAGTTTCATTCGAATCGACTATTACGCTGTTTAAATATCCAACTACTCTCGGAGTTTCAAAGGATTCGTTATCCATTTTGATACGAAATTCTTTCTTTCTTGGTATTTCTATTTCTCCGATACTTCTATTCTCCTAAAAATTTTATGTCTGGTTGTAGTTTGTTTATTTTCTCCAGTTACTCCTTCGTCGTATTCTGTTTCACCCATTAGTCCCGGAATAGTTCCTTGAAGTGCATTTGATCTACCTAAATTCATTTGTTGTGCTGCGGTTAAACCAATCTTAGGAATTACTTGTGTGCTTACTGCACTTCCTCCAACTACAGCATATTGTAAATCACCACAACCGGGTTGGTATGTTACTCTTTGTTTTGTTACTGGGTCTAAATATATCATTTTAGATTTTTATAAGATGGGAATTTATTTATGAAAGGTGTACCTCTTTTATATTCTATTTGGTATGACAAGAATGTATCTAAATTTATTATATTTTTTTGCATAACTTTTTTAAAATCTTCCATAAACCATTCAATAGATCTCATACCTAACATTGGAAATTTTTGATAATACAATCCCTCTAGGAATCTTAATATAATCCCATCTAATTTAACATTATGAAGTGAGGCAATATAACGAATTTTATTATTGATAATATATTTATGTAACTTATCATGTTCTTTTTCTGTCATTATTTGAAGATTAAATACTGCGTTATTTAATTTCTCTCTATCTTTATGATGTACTATATAATTAGAGAATGGTAATGGATAATTCCTTCTATTCTTTAAATAGATCTCAACATAAGCAACTTGTCTATGGATTGAATTTGAATGTGGTTCTCCTTCGCCATAACCTTTATTATTTATCATCCTTCTAAAAATGCTTTCTGATTTAATTCTAATTGATTTTGTGTGAACTCATGAATACATTGACCACAAATCCACATTCTGCTCATATAACAAATTGCTTTATTTTTTTTACACTTAATACAGATAGGTATAGTATCTTCAGTAATTTGTACCATTAATTGACTAATCCGACCATACTACATCTACACATAGAGTGAGCCGGTGGCATACTTATTCCAGCTTCTCCATCACGTGTTTCGAATACTTGGCCATCTAATGCTTCACATTCTGGACAAGTTCTTTCATCTAATGCAGTAAGCCACCTGTAAGATTTAATTTGGTTTTCTAAATATAAATCTTTTAATCCTTGGTTTGCTAGTCTGACAGTTTCAGTACGAGCAATGTTTATTGGTCGTTTAGCCGCACTTAAGGTTATTCTACGTGTTCCGTCTTCGTCGAATTTTACTCTGTCTTTTAAGTTAATTGATCTACTTATATCTTTTTCTATTTGTCTAATTGTTTTGTTTTTACGAAATCCATCTCTTAGTATTACTCGCAGTTTGTTGACGTCTCTTTGTGGTAACAATCCTTCGGCTATATGCATTTCTGTTAATGCAACTAAATCTTCAAACTTGTCGGTTCTAAGATTTCTTAATATTTTAACTAAATAGTCTGAATAATTGAATCCAGCTAATTCTTTTACATTAACATATTGAGATAACTTCATGTTCTCTTTTTCTGATTCTGTTAAAGTAGATTTAAGTTTCTCCATTATTTTAGGTTTACATTTTTCTAATGATTGATTAGCTGTCTTTTTAGCGCCAGGTACTTCTGGTTGTTTGATTTTAGTTTCTTCTTCTTTACGGGCATTATTTATTTCATCTTTTAGTTCTTTTTCATCTGCATCGGCTTTCTTACGAGCTTCTTCTGGGGTAGGTAATTTATCCACTACATCTAATTCCATTATTGTTGCATATTCTATTTCTAGTGAGGCCTTAAGTTCTGGAGAAATATCAAATAATCCAAGTGCATCTTTTATAACAGTTAGTCTGGCTATCTTTTCATCTTCACCGGGTAGTTCCCAAACGAATTCTATTTTGTTGTCTAATTTATTGCTACGCAATACCTGTCTTAATATTTTATCCTCAATTATTTCCTCAATTAAAGTTCTAAGTGAGTGAATGAATCTGTCAAATCCTTTTTCATTTACTTTGGCTAATCCTTCTGGATTATTTGCTATTCCTACCAAACTCATAGGAATCTTCATTGAGATAGCTAATTGTTCTAAATCGTGTTCCGCGCTTTTAGTTAAATTATCACCAATTCCAGCGAAATCAATTAGATTCATTTCTACATTTGCGTCTGTTACCCATTCAGTAGAGTTGTTCATAAATTGTAAGTCTGTTTTGAATTTATCTAACTCTGCTGGTCTTATTTTTTGTCCAGGTGTGCCTAATTTTACATGGATTGGTGCCCCTGCCTTTCTATCTAATAATTTTACTCTATCTAGTTCACTACTTGCATAGTTTTCTACTGTGGCTCTACTTGACCAGAGTAATCCTCTTCCGTATGGATCTCCAGGTGTTTTGTTTATTGTTAAATGTGCTATTTGTTTGGGTGTAAAAGGTATTGGTTTGGTCTGTGAAGAAAACATTTTGATTTTTCCATGATATTGATTATAACCTAAGATTTTTCCTTTTTTAGTTCGTTTTACATACATATCATTAGCATTTAGAACCCTTAATTTATCGACATTCTTCATGTCCTCTAAATCTAATTCCATAAATCCATTACCTTTAGATACTGTTTCTTTAATCCATGGTCTTATTTTTGATTTGAAATTTGTGTCATCTATAAATCCGTCTAATACTTTTTGGGCGTTTACATCCTTAGTTTTAACTTCAAAGTCACCAATTATTGCATCAACTATCTTATCGACTAATGCTTCTGCTACCCCTACATTGTTTAGAATTTTATCTACTTGTGTAAAATCAAATGGATGAGCTGCACCTAGTCCTTTGGGAAATTGAACTTGTATATCGTCATTTTCTCCTCTGAATGTTTCATTAAGAATGTTTCGTCTTTGTGCATACTCTTTCTCTGTGACTGCTAAATAACAAGACACTTCTTTCTCGTCTTTTTTAGACTTTAAATCCATATATTAAATAAGAATAATTGATTTATATAAGTTGATTTAATTTATATATATTATAATGTTCAAGCAACATGTGGTGTATAATAGTCGGTTAAATCAAAATAGCATCGCATCATTAAGGCATCTGAATAGTCTGTACTTCTACCCAACCTCTCTCTTATTTCTTCTTTGCCGATTAATTCAATTTTGCCGTCTCGCTCCATATTCTTTTGTGAGATTTGTTCTAAGTCTTCTATTATACCCTCCTTGATTTCCATTGGAACATCATAACAATCTATTTGTCCGTTTTTAACTAATTCGGCTAATTTGAAATAACACTGGGTTTTTAGATTACGGTAGTTATGTATTTGTTTAGTGTACTCTGTTTCAACTGGACTTGAATTATTAATAAATCCTTTACAATTTTCCATTAAATCTACTACACCTCCACCTACACCATCTTCATCTATTACAATGTTAGAATGAGGTACCATGTGTTCTCGAGCTAATCGATTAAGCAATTCTACCGTTTCTGGGATGGATGATTTGTTTAATACGACAATCTTTTCAATATGCCAATGTCTCCAGACGATTGCTACTGTTTTATCACTTCCATATCTTGCCACGTCACAAGAAATATAATTAGGTGAGTTTGTTGGAATGAATAAGTTATTAGTAAAAATGTCTAGTATTTTATCATATTCAAATAATTTAGCTGGATCATCTGAGTAATTCCAATTTCCGAATAGTAGTCTTTCTTTAGAGTTTTTATCTAGTTTTTTTAAATTTTCAACATAATACTTACTCATAAAAGGATTATCACCCACTAATGCCGGTATAAACTTTCTATAAAATTCTAATCTGTTCTCAGTCCAAGGTCTCCAATATTCTTTATAGGCCCAGTTTTTAGCAGGATTAGATGCCATTAATAGTTTAGGTATTAAGTCATATTCATCTAGTTTGTATCTTAATCTAGACATGACAATCATTTTGGCTTTTTCTGTTATTTCAGACACTTCATCCATGAAAGCTCCGGTATATTCTGTACTACCTAATGAATCGAACTCTGGGTCAGTTGGGTATAAAAATAGGTCTTTGAGATAGACTGAACTACCATTAGTAAAATAAACACTACCTTCTATTGCATTATATCGCCAATCTGTGTCTTTTTTGAGACCCCAGTCCTTAAGTATGCTTAAAAACGTCAGAAACGTGCTCTCTTTAAGACTTTTTAGTCTAGCCCTGCCCATCAGCCATCTAGTATTTGGATACATTAGACAGCTTAATATAAGCCACATACATCCAAGATAAGATTTACCTCCTCCTGCACCTCCACCAAAAAACAACTCGGTAGTCTCTTTATCTCTAAGAATATTAAATGCTTGATGCTGTTTAGGACTTAATTGAAGATTTATATCCATATTCGCCCTTATTCATATCGTTCTACAACTTCCATGATAGCACTAGGATAATAATTGTTTAACTCACTAAATAGTAACTTCATTACTTCTTTTACTTGAGCGATTGAAATACTAACTTTTCCACCCTCTTGCATGGTTATTTCTTTGGCTAATCTATTAAGATTTATTTTATTCATTTTTCACCTCCTTTGGTTTTTTCTCTTCGATTATTACTCTGATTTGTTCACCCGTGTGTTCTATTGAACTTTCGGTCTTTTCTACCCAACCTTGGTTCTTTCCAAGATTCTTTAGTATAAATTGTGCTGCTTTTTGTCTTATGTTTGCTGCACTTGAATCTGATTTAGGATCTTCAAAGTCTAATTGACTGAAGATTTCATTTTCTGCTTTGTCAATATTTTTGAGTCTTTGTTTGTCTAATAACTCTTTCATGTCGGGAGTTCGTTCTAAGTAATAAGTAATTGCTGCATCAGAAACATTTAACCTGACAGACATTTCTCTATTTGTACCTAAACTTCCATCTAATGCTTTCTTGAATCCTGATTTTGTTATTTTTGTCATTAGTCTATTATGGCTGCGATAATTGTTATTACTAACACAACCAATATAATCCCCACAACTATGATTGCTGAAATCCATATTGGTGCGAATACCCACAACCAACCTATATTTATTACTTTAAATGCTTTTAAGAACAATAAACTAAGTGTTAGTAATGTAATTAACCCGAGAAATTTTATTTTTGTTTTACTCATTTTTTACCTCCTTACATTTAAGTTTTTTAAGTTTTATATTAAAAAAATTATTTAGTTTTAACCGGTTTATCAATCTCTGAGTTAATTGATTTGTCTAATTCAGCTCGAGTCTTGATTGCTCTAGTAATTGCATCTGGTCCGCTTTCCATTTGTGTGTACGTTTGAGCATAACCTTTGAACTTATATTTTATTGTTTTAATTAAAACATTTAGTCCTGGGTTAAGTTTAGATAAATTACTATCTGGTACAAATTTTTCTGCTATTACTTCAAAGTTATTTAAATCGCTATACTTATTCCAATCTATTTCTGGTAATTTGATTAATTCTGGATGTTCTATTGAACCGAATTCTCTTAATTGACTATCTATTTGAACTTTGATTGCTGTTTTAAAATCATCTCTTGCTACGTGTCTTGCAAATGGAACTCTTGTTAAAGCCGCTTGTGCTTCTTGTTTCTTTAATTCTATTTCAAATAGTTCATGTGCATTTAGATCTCTTTTAGATTTGTTAAGATTTACACCCTTAATTCCATCCACTGTTAATCTGCTTAGTTCAGCTTTACTCATTGGTCTTATTATATCTGCCATATTTTTTCCTCCTATTTAGTTAATTAACGCCAGTCATCTTTTTAATTTCTACACCATTTTTTAATTGGTCTTGTTCAATTAATAATATGTTTTGTTCGTTTTCAATATCTTCTTTTAAGTTTTTAAGTGTGGTTTCCATGATTACCTTCTTGCGTGTTTTTTTATCTGTTTCTTTATCTTCTAAGTATTTTGCCCATTTTTCATTGAATTTATTAAAGTCTTCAAAGTAAGCAATTTCTTTTGTTAGTTCAGCAATTCTTTTCTTTCGGTTATTAATACCAATTTTACACATCTCTTTTTCTTGTTTAGTTAGTTTTCTATTCATAAGTTAACCTCTCAAATATTTGTTCAGTGATAAATTCTCCTGATGGAATTATGTTTATTATTCTTCTTTGCCATAATAAGTTTTTTATGATCATAATTGGGTGTTTAAATAATTTTAACCAACTAACTGGGAAGTAACCACTTTCTCCATCAAAGAAATAAATCTCACAAAGTTTTATTCTACCTTCATCTTTGACTAAATTATACATCCAACTCATAGGTATTCTGGGTCAATTAATTTAATTTGTTCTTCTACTGCATTTCTACAAAATATGTCTGGTTTGAAGTTTTGATGTTCTGCGAAGAATAATATTTGTTTAAGTTTGAATCCTACACTACGTTGAACTATTTTATTCATTGGGTTGTTTATCTTTCTTGCCATATACATTAATTGATTAATATAGTATTTAAATGTTGACTTCTATAATAAACTATGTATTTGTTTAGCAGTATTCGCCCAAGTTAATGATTTTGCTACTTTTATGCACTGTTTAGACATGGTTTTACAGATCTCTGGATTCTCAAATGTGAATCTAAGTGCATGCTGTAAATCTCCTTGGTCTATTTTAGCCCAACTAACTCCTTCATATTCTATTTCATGAGTTACTTTGCCGAGTTCATAATTAATTAACCAACCATTTTTCTTATCTATGAAATCTGTTTGGCCACCATAGTTGGTTGCAATTACTGGTTTACCACATGCTAAACTTTCCAAAACAGGAAGATTGAATGCTTCTGCCCTTGTAGGAGATACAAATACATCGCAACTATTATATAAATCATTTAATTGACTGGTTGAATAGTTGTCTGGGATAAATGTTATTTTTGGTGTTCCATTTACTTTGATATTTGGAAACATTTTCAATAAATTTGGTACTCCGTATGCTGGATTTATTTTTAGGATTAACTCTACATTCTCTGATTCAGTAAACTCACTTAAATATGCTTCAATTAAGTACTGTATTCCTCCACGATCTTCTAGGTTTCTTAATCCTTTGTTTGCTAAAAATATAAATCGACCCCCGTCTATCCTACTAACTTCGTCAAGCGAAGGGTTCGTCGGGGGGTCTGTTTCAGGAATGGATGACTCATCGTTACCTAATTGGCAGTTAGCTTTACCACCGCATAGCTTTTCCTGATTGAAAGTGTCAACAGGAGTAGGCGTGGAATGAGCGACGCCTTGTGTTAGTTCTTGTCCTACCTTCTTACCATACTCATCTGGAAGGTCTTGCCCGCGCCGTATCGCTACCTCACCGGACAAGTTCTCCTGTTGACTGTGAATTGGATAAAAGTCTTTTGGGTTATGTCCGTGAGGAATTTTATATATCTTCCCCATTATTAGTTCTTTTAGTTTTTCTTTATACATGTTTTACTCCTCTTTTTTGTTGAATTATGACAATCTTTACATAATGTTTGTCCATTTTTTACGTCGAATCTTGATTTTATACAGTCCACCCACCTCTTAATATGGTGGGCTTCAAGATAACCACCAATTTGACCACAATTCTGACAAGTGAAGTTATCCCTAGAAAACACTTTTATTCTCCACGCCCTGTATTCCTTAGTATTTAAACTTCTCTTCGCAATCCCCCCCTTCCATGAAGGATTGTCCTTACCTTTATGAATTAAATTTGGGCGGTTATCATAAAATCCATCTTCCCATTGTTTTTTAATGAATTCCCTTATTTTATCTATAGATTCCTTTTGATGTTTATATCCCATGGCCCCATGTACCTTCCTTTTCTTTGCACTTTTACTCATTTTTATTTTAGACATTTCACTATGGTGTTTACCATTCCAGAATTCTCCCCTCTTCATTTTAACTTCTCCATAAGTATTTTACATTCTTCCTCATTTAATGAATCAATTGTAGTCATTAGTGCATTATAAGTGTGTTCGCTTGGAACGATAATTTTTTCTATCTTTTTGTTTCGGACTTCTTCGACTATCCAAGCCGGAACACTATCACCTTCCCAAATTAAGTAGACCCAATTTCGTTTTGAATCTAAATTAGACTTCCAATAAAGAGGATGTGTTATAATCAAATTAATGTCAAATTCTCTTTCTCGTTTAATCATTTCTAATTCTGCGTCGTTTATTACTTTTTCGAATCCGGGTTGTAGTTGAGTGATTATCTTACATTCCACTATCTTGTTTAGTTCGTTTACTAGTCCTCTAAAGTGAGACGCATATCCAGAAGTTCCAAGTAGTTGACCTATACAATTAATCATTTGAATTGTTCCTTATATTTAGCGATAAAATCACCATTTTCTCTGAATAGTTCTTGAGTGAATTTGTTTAATAGTCCGTGATTAAAATCTAAATTGTTTTGGAATTCTGGAGTTCTTTCTCCTCCAGATGGTGTCAATAAATGATAAGCAATTGCTCCCGTGTGTACTGCTATTTTAAATCCAGCTATAATTGCTCTAAAACTAAAGAACTCTTCTTCTCTGAAACTACAAAATCCTATACTGGATCCATATTTTACTTTTTCATGCACACTTTTTCTGATTAGAGCCATTGACCTAAAATGTGGACTAGGTATAATTTCACTTTCTATATATTCCCATCCACAATCGTCTCCAAAAGATTCAATTAGTCCTTCTTTGTTTAATTTAATGTCTGCAATAAATGGTTTAACGAATTTTGTCTCTCGTTTGGGTGTTGGTTGAAATGCTACTGGAACTAATCCGCTTGCTATATCATAACCAGCATTTAATGTATCTACTAATTTTTCAACATAGTCTGAGTTAAGGATGTTGTCATCATCTAATCTTAAAATTGATTCGCCTTGTCCAATTTTCATTATTTTGTCTACTAATTTTTGTCTTAATTTTGTTACACCGTATCTTGTTTGTTCTTCTCTTAAAACAAATACTCTATGATTTTCTTGTTTTAGTAAATTAATTAAACACCTAATAAAATGATGATTAGTTAATGGCGTGCCACTTCGGTCGTCCATTATGAATAAATCCCAATCTTGATGGGTCTGAGATCTTAGACTTTGGAGTAATAAACCTATTTCGGATGGACGATCCTTTGTACAAATCATTATATCAATTTTCATTTTTTCCTCCAAAATCACTAATGCTGGATTCGAACCAGACCCGAGACGCATGAGGCCCCTGTGCTACCAGATTACAC